TCGACGGCGAGGCGATCGACCCGCAGAAGGTGTACGAGGCGATCAAGGGACACATTGAAAGGACGGTGGCAGCATGAGCAACGACATTGAAGCCCTCGCCGCCGCTGGCGTTGAGGTGAAGGAGGCGACCAATGGTAAAGCGTAAAGCCGAAACCCAGTTCATCGACCAAGCCTCCCACGACGCGGAGACGGTGAGGCTGGTGAGGGAGTTGCTAAGTCGGGCCGCACGCGACCGCTGGTACATCCAGAAAAGCGAACTCGTTGACATCCTCACCCGCAAGCCCGCGGCGAAGAAGGCACGAACGCGGGCAGGAGGCAAGTAGCATGAACGAGACAACCAGACTCCCCTATCACCCCGTTCTTCGTAGCGGAAAGCCCGCGCCCCACGTCCTCTCGATGAGCGAGGCCGCCGACCTGATGGGCATGAAGAACGTCAACTCATTGCGTCGATTCAGAGCCAAGCACGGCGTGCCACGGATGGCGATGATCTCCCGGTCGGGGAGCTTTCATCTACGCGACGTGCTGGACGTGATCGAACAGATTTTCGCCGGCGAACTGGAGGTGACAGATGGTGACGACGAGCCCGCTTCTGGCGGGAACGCAGTGGCATGAACAGATCGGTCTCGAACGCGAGGCCGTCAAGCTCGGAATCCAGCGATACCGGCAGGAGCGTCGCAAGTCCGAAGGCCGCGGCGACGCCCACGCGCTGCCGCCCGGACAGCGATGGCTCGCACATTGGTATCTGCCGGTCGCACTGGAGATCCGCCGCACCCAGGCGAAGCTCCGCCGCGGGCAGAACGCCGGACCGGGACACCGCGACTACGGCGCCGTGTTCCTGATCCTCAGCGCCAAGAAGCTCGCGTCGATCGTGATGCGGGTCATGTTCTCTCGCTGCGCCGTCGAGCCCGAGGGCGTGTCGAAGCACGTCATCGTGAACGCGATCGGCCGCGAGGTGCTGGCCGAGGCACAGATGGCCCTGTGGTCCAAGGAGAAGCGGACCCACCTGTTCAAGAAGCTCGGGCACTACCAGAAGAAGTACCAGCTCACCGCCGAGAAGGTGAACTGGTTCGCCAAGATCAACGACGAGAACGCGATCTACGACCGCGCCGTCCTCATGCACATCGGCATGGAGTTGTTCTGGTGCGTCGTCAAGAACGCGTGCGCCGGCGGCTACGACGAGAAGCCGTTCAAGCTGGCGTTCCACCACAAGACAGTGACAAAGGTGGACCGGCATGGGCGGGCAGTTGGAAGGCCGAAGCCGATCGTTTATTTGGACGAGCGGGTTCTGTCCGCCGTCGAGAAGGACCACGAGACCATCGCCCACTGTCGGCCTGTCTATCACCCGATGGTCGTCCCGCCGTTCAAGGGCCAAGGCGCGACGCGTGCAGGCTACACCGAACTCCGCACGCCCGTCATCGCCAACGCGACCCGTGAACAGCGCGACGCCCTTCGCGACGCCGGCGACAAACTCGACCACTTCCACGAGTGCCTGGCGTCGCTCGGCGCCACGCCCATGCGGGTCAACCCCGAGATGGCCGTCGTCGTCGCCCAGCTCTACAAGGAGGGCGGCGCGATCGCCGGTCTCCCCCACCGATTCGACGTGGAGCCCGAGCCCTGCCCGGAGGAGGCGGAGGCGAAGAAGCTCTGGAAGAAAGAGGCGGCGAAGATCCACTCGTTCAACAAGAAGGAACTCGGACACCGTCGCCTCTACGAGTACCTGGACGGCATGACCAAGGCCGTCCGACACTGGCCGAAGCTCTACTTCCCCCACAAGTGCGACTGGCGCCAGCGGGCCTACCCGATCCCGATGTACCTCAACCATCACGGGAACGACATCCCCCGCGGGCTCCTTGAGTTCGCCGAGGGCGTCCCGTGCGACTCCGAAGGCATGAAGAACGTGGCGATTCAGGCCGCGAACTTCTGGAAGCACGGCGGTCTCGACAAGCTCCCGTTCGACGAGCGGATCCAGTGGACCTACGACAACTTGGCGATGATCCTCAAGTCGGCGGAGAAGCCATTGGACGAGCGATGGTGGCTCGGGGCCAAGAAGCCATTCCAGTTCCTCGCCGCGTGCATGGCCCTCCGAAACCCCGAACGAGCCGCCCACCTGATGTACGGCGTCGACGGCACCTTCAACGGGCTCCAGAACTACTCGGCGATCAGTTGTGACGAGGTCGGCGCCCGGCTCTCGAACCTCTACGACGGCGAGCGACCGAACCGGCCGTACAACGACATCGCTGTCAAGGTCCGCGGGCTCTTGGCCGCGTCGGACCATCCGCTTGCCCAGCGGCTCCGAGAGATCGTCGACGACGACGTGGTGAAGCAGCCCGCCATGACGACCGTGTACGGCGTGACCGCGATCGGCGCCCGCGAGCAGGTCTACGACCAGATCAAGGAGTCGGGGTTCCAGAAAGACGAGACGTTCAAGGCGAGCGTGCTCTTGGCGAACACGACGATGGAGGCGATCGGGACGCTGTTCGAGCGGGCTCGTGCCTACATGGAACACCTCAAGAAGACGGCCAAGACGATCGCCGAGGACGGGCACCTGGTCGACTGGGTGACGCCGCTGGGGTTCCCCGTGGTCCAGCCCTACAAGCGCGACCGCATGGCGACGATCACGACGAAGATGGGGCGGCTACGGATCCGGCTCGACGCCGTGCCGCCGCACCCCAAGAAGCAATCGACGGCGTGCGCTCCTAACTTCATTCACAGCGTCGATTCGACGCACCTGTTCATGACCGCCCACCGTTGCGGCCAAGCCGGGATCGCGTTCGCCGGCGTCCACGACTGCTACAAGACCCACGCCCAGCACGGCAACCAACTCGGCCCGATCGCCCGCGAGACGTTCGTCACCCTCCATCGTGACATGCGACCACTGGACATGGCCGTCCGGTACTGGCGCGGCAAGTACCCCCACCTTCGCATCGACGATCCGCCGGAACGGGGCACTTTCAACGTCGAAGAAGTGCTGAAATCGACCTACTTCTTTTCCTAGTGTTTGAGTTATGTTTGGCGTGTTTCTAGATGCGGGACTCTACGGTTTTGGGACTGACCGTGTTTTTCACCGGCGGGCACCCTTTTCGGTTTCCAGACAGTTTGACCCGGCTCTTGTCCCGGTTTCCGGCCGCGCACTGCATGGTCGGTGATCGGCGTGGCGTTTTCGACCCGAGCTACCGGGACGAGGGCGTCCGTCGCTACGACGCTGTTCTTGAGAAATACCCGTGGCTTCTGACTGCGGTAGTGGTCCCGTGCCCACGTCCGATCAACCCGATCGACTGGCCGACCAACCCAAAAACGAAGACGTGGCTCGTGCCGGCGTCGCTGGCTCGGTTCTACTCGGGCGGGCGACTGCCGCGGGTGAACAACTGCGTCGACCGCGTGTCCGAGTACCTGATCGCTTGCGGGATCGACGTGCCGCGATCGGTCGTCACCTGCAAGGACCTCTATGAGCACATCAAGCCAACCGCGATCCACGAGGCCGTCTTCGACGCTGCCTCCGGGTGTTTCGGCAAGTCAGTTTGAGGCCGTCGCGGCGTGGATCGAAGATCGGTACGAACTGGTCGAGGTCAAGCCCGAGACCGTCGCAAACCCCAACGAGTACCTGTGGCGATCCGGCAAGCGTTCGGTCGCGTCCGACATCCGGGCATTTCTGAGGAACCTCAAATGAGCTTCGTCAACGACAGCCTCAGCACGCTCGGGCTCGGAGTCCCCAAGGGGCCCGACCCCGACGAGATCGCCGCACGCCTTGAGCGGAACCGTTCGCAGTACGAATCCGACGCCGCGTCCCGGCTGGTCGCCAGTCAGGAAGCCGCCGCGGTCGACGCCGCCGGCCGCGCCCGCCGTCGTCGCGGCACCGAGTCGTTCATCATCACACCCCAGGACACCCCAGGCACGGGCCTCTTCATCCCCAAGTAACCCATGCCATCCAAGACAATCGCAGACCGCTGGAGCAACGAGCACAACGCTCGCTCCGCGACTCTGGACCGGGCCCGCTGGTGCGCCGCGCACAGCAAGCCGTGGTTCCTGCCGCCGATCGGTCAAACCGACAACGAGTCGATGGAGCAGTCGTACACATCCATCGCTCAGATGGGCGTGACGAACCTCAGCGGCAAGATGGGTGCGATTCTCTACCCCGCTGGCGAGCCGTTCTTCTCGCTCGACCTTGCTCCCAAGCTCCGCTACGCCTACCCGACCGACCAGTACCAGCGCATCCGCGACATGCTCTTCGTCGAAGAGTTGAAGGCGATGGCGTTGCTGGAGTCGGCACACATCCGCCACGCTGGCGCCGGGTTCGCGCGGTCGTTCCGTTCGCAGAAGCGTGTGTCGATCGACCAGTGCATCATCACTGGCGACACGCTGGAGCAACTGACCAGCGACTTCCGCATCCGCGTCTTCCGCCGCGACCAGTACGTCACCAAGCGCGACGGCAGCGGCGCCGTGCTCCGCTTCATCACCTGTGAGAAGGTCGGCCCGCAATCGCTGACCCCGCAGCAGATCGAAAAGGCCGAAGTCAAGTTCGACGACAACGCCGAGGACGTCGACCTCTTCACGCTGATCGAGTTCCAGCCGATCACGCGGAAGTGGGTCGTCACCCAAGAGATCAACGGCAAAGAGATCGGCCAGGCCGAGCACCGTCACAGCCGCTACTACGCGACCGCCTACGAGCTGCCTCCGGGCGAGAACTACGGCCGCGGGCTCATCGAGCTCAATCAGGCCGATCTCGCGGCGTTCGACATTCTGACCGGCCGCACGCTCGACTTCGCCGCCGCAGCCTCGATGATCAACCCGGTCCTCGACTCGCAGAGCCAGATGGACCCCAAGAACTTCGAGAAGAAGCGGTCCGGCGAAGTGGTCGTCGACGGCCGAGTCATCGGCGGCGTCGTGCAGGACGTCGGCTATCTCAAGGTCGACAAGATGCCCGACTTCCAGATCGTCAACGTCGTCATGGAGCGGCTGGCGAAGTCGCTCGGGCAGGCGATGCTTCTGGAGGGCGACAGCGCCCCCCGAGGCGAGGCCGGTCGTCACAGCTTCGGCTGGAAGGTCATGCTCGAACAGTTGCAGGGCTTGACCGGCGGCGTCTTCTCCGCGATCGGCGACGAGAACCAGATCCCGCTTGTGGCCGCTCTGCTTGACGAGATGCGGGTCCAGCGGCTCATCCACGCCGACCTCCAGAGCGTGACGCAGATCAGCACGACGACCGGACTAGAAGCGATTGGTCGTCGCCAGAAGCTCGCCACCACACTCGAAACGATGGACATCGTCGCCAAGGTCGCGCAGTTCAACCCCGAGATCATGCAGCGGATCGACCACAACATCCTCCTCGACATGATCGTTCGGATGCAGTCGCTCGACGCGCCCGGACTCATCAAGTCGCGTGAGACGATGGCGCGTGAGCGTCAGGCCGCAGAGCAGGCGATGGCCCGCCAGCAGGCGACTCAGCAGATGATCCAGTCGGCGGGAACCATCGCCGAGCAAGGTGCTCAGCAGGCTCTTCAACCGGCGTAGTGAACGGAGTTAGGAATGGCAGAATCAGCAGTCGCGCCGGTGCAACCCGCACCGACGCCGGTAGCGGCACCGCCGCAGCCAGATTTGATCGCGGGCAAGTTCGCGGACGACACCGCGTTCCAGAAGGGGTTCGGCGAACTTCTCAGCAGCCGCGGCGTCCCGCTCCCCGAAAAGACGGTCCTGTACGGCGAAGGCGGCACGTTCGCCAGCCGAGACGCCGCCGTCGCGTTCTACAACCACGTCCAGGGCAACCCGGCGGCGAAGCCCGCCGAGACGCCGGCCGCCCCGCAGTACGGCGACGACGCCGACTACGGCACGATCCTCAAGACCGCAGGCGTTGACCTCCAAGCCGTGTCTGAGAAGTTTGCCAAGGACGGCAAGCTCTCGGACGCGGACTACGCGGCGATCAAGAAGGCGATCCCAGGCGCGACCAAGAAGGTCATCGACGACCAGTTCTCGACCGCCCACGAAGCGTTCAAGCTCAGGAACGAGGCCCACGTCAAGTTCCAGACCGAAGTCAAGACCCGCTTCGATTCGATCATGGGCGGCGACACTCAGGCCGCGACCGTGATGGAGTTCGTAAAGACGCTCCCCGAGAAGGTCGTCGCCGATCTCGACCGTCGCCTCAAAGACCCCGACCTGTGGGAAGGTGCGGCCCTTGAGATGCGATCGATGTACGACCGCAAGACCGGGGCCGACAAGATCGCCCCGCTGGTTTCCGGCGGCATGGTCACGGCGCCGCGTCCGATCTCGTCGCCCGAAGAGCTGATCGACGTGATGCGTCGGCGTCGCAAGGGCGATCAAGAAGCCGAAGCCCGTTTCCGCGCCACTCCCCAGAGCGTTCTCGAAAAGTTGCAGTAAGGACACCACATGGCTACCCATTTCATCACCGCTTCGCAGGCATCGATTCTCCGCGACCGCGAGCTGGTCGTCGATTCGTCGTTCATCGGCAACGGGCAGCACGCAGGCAAGATCCGCATGTCGATCAAGCACGGGCCCACCAACTCGATTCTCTGTCAGGGCTACGGCGCTGGCGACCAGAACGCGTTTGAGGATGCGTGGTCGCGGCTCCCCAACAGCAACGGCATCACCAGCGAGACCGAAGAACTCCGGGCCAAGGTCGAAGAGCTCCAGAAGCAGCTCGGCGAGAAGTCTTCGGAGAAGCCAGCCAAGACGAACGGCAAGCCGGTCACGCCCACCACATAAACAACCGAGCCACCGTTCCTCCTACCGACCCGCCGGCAGAAATGTCGGCGGGCGGTTTCCGGTTTCGTCGCAGCACAGCCGAGAGGCCGCGAGCGCGACGACGACCAAGCCGACAGTCCAGTTCAAGCCGAGATCGATTCGCGGACACCCGGAAACGGCCCGCGACTCGTGATCGACACCTTGCGCGCGGACTTCGAGGCTGAAAGCGGTTCTCACTGACGCAATCAACCACGGAGTCATCCCATGTCCATTTCCACCGTTCCCTTCCTCCGAAGCGGAACCGACGATTTCAATCTCACGCTTCGCAAAGAAGGCAGCGCCATGGTGGCCGAAGCCTTCCGCACGGCCCCCATCCTCGCCAACGACAGCCAGGCGGTTCTCCGCAAGGTCGAGTCGTCCGGCACCAACAGCGTCTTCTTCCGCAAGGCGTGGACCCCGCGTCCCGACATTGCGATGGAGTTCGGCTCGCGCTTGCAGGGTTCGGCCTACGGCTTCCAGCAGATCGAGATCAAGCTGGACGACCGCCCGATCTCGCTCGCTCACTACATCCCCAAGCACCTCCGCCGGATCTCGGAGTTCGAGCCCTTCCGTCCCGTCGTTCAGGGCGCGGTTGACGAGACCATGCGCGAGATCGATCGCCGGGCCTTCCTCGCGCTGCACAAGGCGTCGCGGCAGACCACGGCCCCGACCGACAGCAACGGCAACCTCCAGCTCCACGCTGGCGCAAACCGCGTGCAGGTGACGAACGCCACGGGCGTCTACAACACGGGCGGCGCGTTCCCCGCGACGGCCAACGGCGGCGCGGCTCTTCGTGCCCAGATCGACAACCTCCGCCTCCTCGCCCGTCAGCGTGATCTCCCCGAAGACGGCGCGAAGCTCTACATCACTCCCGGCGCCGCCTTGGCGCTCCAGCAGGACACGACCCTGTTCGACCAGCGGTTCGCTCAGGACCAGTCGGTCAACAACATCCAGCGCTCGGCGATCGGCCGCATCGCCAACTTTGACATCTACGTCGTTCCCGGCACCGACCGCATCCGCACGTCGAACATCAACTCGGCGTCGGGCGCGACCGGCTACCCGTCGAAGTACTGGGGCAACTACTCCTACGGCACCAACGCCAACAACGCTGGCGAGCCCGTGGCTGTCGCGGTCTTCCGCGGACCCGAGGGCACCGCGCCCGTCGGCATGCGTCAGGTCGGCCCGATCGATGTCGAGACGGACTACCTGATCGAGTACCAGAGCGACATGGTCGTCGTGTCCGCTCACATCGGCTTCGACCCGCTCGACACCTACCTGGTGGGCTCGATCGAAGTCATCAGCGCCTGATCCACACGCACACCAACAAGGAAGCAACCCCATGAGCCTTTCAGGAAATCCGACGATTGTCGTCAGTCGTCCGAAGATGAACAACGACGTCCCCACCACCACTTCCGCCGGCGTGACCATCGACGTCGCGCCCGCCAACAAGTTCCAGTACCTCATCAAGCTCACCAACGCGACGGTGACGCTGCTTCGCACGAGCGCCTCGATCGCGTCCGGATCGATCACGCTCTGCACCTTCCCCATCGGCCTCAACGACCTCACGTGCGTCACGATGCGTCTCAAGACCATCGCGGCGGATGGCGCGTCGCTGACCGCCGCCAACCTTGTGGTTGGTATTGGCAGCACCGCCGCTGGCGTTGACAACGGAACTCTCACTTCGACGGAAGTGGATTTCCTTCCGTCCACCGCAGCGGCGATGGCCGCAAGCGCGGCCGGTCCGATCGCGGCCCGGTCTTCGGCCCGTCTCGGCTACCTCAACGGGCAGTCGACCGCGACCGTTCTGCGGCTCAACTTCGCCACCAGCGACGACGTCGCGTCGACGCGCACCCTGACCATCAACGGCTGGGTTCTAGTGACTGGCGAGATGTGCGGCGACACTTCGCAGGACCTGTAATCCGAACCGCCTCCCGGAAACGGGAGGCGGTTTTTTTCACTAGGAGCTACCACATGATCCTCGCCGCACGATTCACCGCCCCCGGAACCGGGAACTGGGTTCGCAGCAATGCGACCGAGTCCACCGTTCCGATCCGGGCCGAGTTCAGCGGCGACGGGCTCCTCCGCATCGAAGGCCGCAACGACGAACAGACCGACCACGTCATCCTCGGCTTCATGACCGAAAGCGGCGTGCTCGTTGTCCCCACGATGGACCAGTACCGCGCCGTCGCCGTGACGGTCGGCACGTCGATCTCCAACGTCCAGCGCGGCGTCTTCCGCGTCGAGAACAACCCCTACAAGCTGTCGCCCCAGCTCCAGTTCCGTCAGCGTTCGACGCCGCGCGGCATCCGCAAGGCTGGGTTCCGATGCTCGCACGTCTTGCCGTTCGACTTCATCAACGCGTCCGCCGCCGTCGCCATCAGCGGCACGATCGAGAAGGACTTCGTCAACTGCCGATCGGGTGAAGTCCAGAGCGGCGAGTCGCTGCCCTATTCGATCAAGCAAACGTCGCTGTCTGGCACGTCGTCGGAACTTCGGTACGACTACACGGCAAACCCGGTGGACATCACCGGCGGCACGAACATCATGCCGACCATCCGCGCGATGGTCTACGTCGATCCCGCCCAGCAGCAGGTCCAGAGCGGTCCCGTCTTCAAGCTCACGCTCGGCCTCACCGACGTCAACAACGTCAACACCAACATCACGATGGCGAACTGGCAGCAGTTCGACTCGTCGGCTGTCTGTGGACCCGGCTGGAACATCTGCTACGCCCAGCCCACCGCGGCGACGATCGGCACTTCGATCGACCTCAAGCGGATCAAGTGGTTCCGCCTCTACTGCCAGCCGACCGCGAGCAACACCTGCTACATGACGCTCGACTCGATGCACTTCCTCATCAACGACGGGCGGCAGAAGTTCATCGCCTTCCGCGACGACGACGGCTACGCGAACTGCGTGCTCACCGCCAAGGAGTTCGACAAGCACGGCATCCGCGGCAACTTCCACGTCCATCCCCGCATGGTCGGACAGTCCGGCTACGCGACCAAGGCCGATCTCATCGCCATGCAGCGGTCGGGCCACATGATCGGCAACCACGGCTGGAACAAGTTCCTCGGCGATCGCCGCGACAGCGACACGTCCGGCCCGTACTACAAGCAGCGCGAGGTCTCGGCCGAAGACTTCTGGAAGTACCACATCTATCCCGCGATGGCGTGGCTCCAGGACAACGGCTTCGAGCAGGGCTCGCGGATCTACGCGTCGCACCAGGGCAACATGACACCGGACCAGCGCGATCTGCTTCTTGAGAACGGCATCGACATCATCTCGCACACGAGCACCAGCGCCGAGCAGTCGTCGTTCACCAACCACCTCGACTGCCTCGACGTGCAGCACGCCACGCCCTACGGCGCGACGGTCTCGCTGGCGACGCTCGACATCCTTGACGAACAGGCCGGTCTCGCCGTGTTCTACGGCCACGCCAACCGCTCGCAGGAGAACGCGAACATGCTCGCCGTGACGAACCGGGCGTACCCGCTCATTAAGTCGGGCGAGTACCGCTGCATCACACTGGCCGAAGCGGTCGCCCGCGGCACCGGAGACTACTACGCGTGACCGTGATGTACGACATGCTGGACATGGCGAACAAGCCCGACCCCTCGGGCTTCGCTCCAATCCATCAGGTCAACCGGACGTGGTGGCCGAGGCGTCGCAAGGACGGCGCAATCGACATGAGCTTCGTCGATCTCGACGCCTGCCGGCGTGAGGCGGCGACGCTGGCGAACGACCGCCCGCTCATCGTCAACATCGAAGAGCGATGGGACGAGCGACTTGGCGTCAACCGTCCGATCATGCTCGACCTCCGCGTCTACTCCATGAGCGCCGTGCTGGACGACGTGGAGTTCATCCACTCCGTCGCCGCGGCGTACCGCGAGGGCGGGTTCACCGGCGAGATGGGCTTCTACGCGTTCGCTCCCGGCGACGCGACGAACGACCTGATCCTCGACCGCGACCCCAAGTATCAGCGACGGATGCGGGACTGGAAAGCCAGCAACGACTTCCACGCCGGACCACGCGGCTTGCTCGCGCCGTTCACCGTCACCTGCCCCTCGCTCTACCCGAACACCTGGGAGTTCCCCGCCTACCGCAAGTGGGCGGGACCGATGATCGACGAGGCGAAGCGTCTCGGCAAGCCCGTGATCGCGTTCCTCTGTCCGGAGTTTCACCCCAGCGTCCGCGACGTCGGCGGATCGCTCGTCGCCAACCAGTTCTGGAAATCGAACCTCGACCTGATCCAAGAGAAGGACATCGACGTCATTCTCTGGCTCGGCGGCGACAACAACAAGAAGCGCGACTGGAACGACAAGCACGACTTCGTCCGCATCGCTGACACGCTCAACAAGAGGTGGAACCGCCCATGAACAAAGACACACGCCACATCGCCAGCAGGCTCGCCATTGGTGCGTTCGCCGTGTTCGCCCTGATCGCGGTCGTGTTCTGCATCGGTTGCACCTCGGGCACAAAGGACATCGCCCGCGCCGCTGGCAATACGCAGACCCTTGCGGCTGGCATCATCGCTCACACGGAAGCCCTCGCCCCGTTAGTGGCCGAGCATGAGCAGGCGGCTAGCCACGTCAAGGGCATTGCGCAGAACGCCCGCGACATCCAGATTGAGGCTGGCAAGGTCCAGACCGCTCTACCGAAGGTGAAAGATGTGACACCTTGGTGGGCAACGTTGCTGGGTAACGTGACATGGCTGGCACTTATCGCCGCCGCCGCGATTCTGGCGATCAAGTTCTGGCCCGTGCTGGCCGTGTTCCTCGCGGGCGTGAAGTGGCTCGAATGGCTCATTCCCAAGCCCACCCGCATCGCTGCCGAGCGTGATTACGAGTTGTACCGCGAGGCCGACGAACCCCACCGTGACGCTCAGCGCGACCGGATTCTTGCGGCTCGCATGAACCCGTACTACGACGCGGCGTGGCGTCGTGCCGAACGAAAGGCCCGACTCGGAGCCAAGGCGTGAGTATCCCGCAACACGACCCGACCGAACATACCGCAGGCTACGAGCTGGCGATCATTGCTCAGGACGTCCGGAGGCTCATCGACGGCCAGCACCGCATCGAGAAATTCCTGACCGGCAACGGCGATCCCGCGAGCGGGCTGCTGTTCCGTATGGCCGAGATGGAACGCCAGGCCCGCGAGAAGGCCGAAGCCGACAAGATGCGGAACACCCGCGTCAACACCGCAATCGGTGCGGCGATCGCGGCGGCAATCACCGCACTGGTAGGTGTGGGTATCAAGGTTGTCACCAGCGGCAACTACGCACAGGCCCAGCAAACACAGAAGGACCGCTAATGGCACTCACCACGATCCCCGCAGCCCCGCTCATGCGGCTGTCGCAGTTCCCTTACATCGCCCACGCGACGATCACGATGAACAACGCGACGGCGACCAACAACGTCGTCGCCGCGATCTGCATGTTGCAGCCCGGCGAGACGGTCAGTTCGGTCTACATCGTTGGCGGCGGCGCGCCAGTCGGCACCCCGACGTACAACGTCTCAATCGAGGGCGTCGTCAACAGCGGCTCCGGCTACGGCGGTCGGCCGGACGGTACGCCCCTGACCAGCAACGGCGGCGGCTCCACGCCGATGATCGTGGAGAGCAACGCGGGCTCTGCCGTCACCAACGGCGCGGTCGTCTCGCACGACTTCGCGGACACCTACACCAACAACACCGCAAGCCCCCAGTTCATCGCCATCACGATCCGCACGGGCACGGCCGGATCGGGATTGAACGCCACCAACACGATCACGATTCGGGCGGGCTATCAGACGTGGCTGACGAACTTTGTTCACCCGCACTATTCCAGCCTTGTAAGCGGCTCTTGGTCCCACACCGGCAGCATGCCGACGCTCTGGGCCTCGGACAACTCCGGCGCCCTCATCAGCAACACGTCGAACGTCCCGCTCCTGACCAACGAAACCAACTGGACCTCGGCGAGCAACCCGAACCGGCGCGGCATCCGCTGGAACGCACAGTTCGGGTGCCGCCTCAAGTCGGTCAACATCATGTATCGCCCCGCCGCGAACGCGACGCACGAGATCGTCGTCAACGTCTACGCCAGCGACGGCACGACGCTCAAAACGACCAGCACGACTTCGTACAACACCTACTCCCTGCCGTCATCCAACCCCGGCCAGATCCTGGTGAACGTGGACGTGCCGCCCACGACCATCGCAGCCGGCGACGTGGTGCGCATTTTCCTCAAACCCGACGCCACCGCGAACTCCGCGCTGCAGTTCTACTGCCTTGAGTGGACCCTGAGCAGCCAGCGGAACGCCTTCTTTGGCACCATCGGCACTGACGTGTTCATGTATACCGCGTCGCCGGACGGAACGTCGTGGACCGACACCAACACCAAGTGCGCGGCGATCATTCCGATTATCGACCAGGTTGACGTCGGAAGCGTGGTCAAGAGGGCCGTCTGGAACACGTTCCGCGACTCCAGCGGGCGGATCGTCTCCTCACAGGGAAGGTAACCATGCAACGCCTATCCGCCGTCAACCGCATCCTCCGTGGTCTTGGCGATCCTCCCGTTTCCGCCCTCGACACCGGCAACAACTCCGACGCCGGCGAAGCCGAAACCTTCCTCAACGAGTCGGACATTCAGATCCAGACTCAGGGTTGGGCACCGAACTACCAGACCAACATCACGATCGCGCTGCCCGACACCGCTCTCACCGCGACCGGCGGCACCGGCACTTTCACCTACGGCAGCACGATCACGCAGGCCACCAGCGGCGCGACCGGCACGTTCTACTACGAGACCGGCGGCATCGTCTACGTCAAGAAGCTCAACGACACCGCGTTCAACACGGCCAACACGATCTCCAGCGGCGCCGTGAACCGCGCCGCACCCACCGCTGTTGCCACGATCACGTCGGCCAAGCACGTCGTTCCGTCCACCTGGCTCATGGTCCGGCCGTCACCCAACGAGTCCAAGCAGTTCTACAACGTCGGCGGGTTCCTCTACGACCCCGTGAACAACACCGACGTCTTCACGGCCAACGTCGTCATCGATCGCGTGACCCAGAACGACTTCACCACGCTCCCCGAGTGGCTCGCCGAGTACATCGTCGCCAACGCCGCGATCCGGTTCCAGCGTTACAAACGCCGCGGCGTCACCGACGACCAGATGCTCATGGATGAACTCAGCGGATTCCGAACCAGAGCCCGCCGCGAGAACCAAGAGCTCCTTCGCATCAACATCCTCAACAACCCCGACGTGCGGGAAACGACGTACCGCCGCATGACGACCCGCTGGAGCTGACATGCCCGAACAAACACAGGTCGAACGCCCGTCGCTCTACGGCGGAATCTCGACCCAGCCTCCGCACCTTCGCCAGCCCGGCCAGGTCGAGGACGCCGAGAACATGGCGTTCTCGGTGCAGTACGGGATGATGAAGCGGATGGGCACGAAGTTCATGGCCGAGGTCGGAAACCTCCGCATTTCGTGCACGTCGATCACGAGCGGCCCGTTCGTCGCTGGCAACACCATCACCCAGAGCGGCGGCAAGTCCGGCGTCATCCTCTCGACCGTCGTCGACGGTTCGACCGCGTACCTGACCATCCGCACCACCGCCGGGACATTCGCCGCCGGAACCGTCACCAGCGGCGCGACCTCCGCGACCGCGGCGATCCAGTCGCAGTGGGCGACCGGCGCCAAGCTCCGCTTCTACGCGACCCAGCGTGACAGCACCGAGCGGTATCTGTGGATCCTGTCGGCGGGCGGGCTCCCCCGCATCTACCCGCTCAGCGGAACCGAGGGGATCGTGTCGCCCAACACCGGCGCAGAGACCTACTTCGCGTCGGGTTCGCCCACCGCCGACGACTACCGAATCACGACCGCGGCGGACTTCTCACTGGTCGCCAACACGAAGGTCTTGCTCGCCGGCGACAACACCGCGGGCACGCTCACCGCCTCAACCTTCCCCTACGGCGTTGCCAGGACCGGCCTGAGCCCGCTCAAGTTCGTGTGCGGCGTTCAGACGTGGGCGGCTCGGGCGACAGGAACGTCGACAACCAACCCGCTACTCACGTCCTTCGATGGAACACGCTCGATCGCCGATCTTGTGGTGCACCGCGAGCGACTGTTCTTCGGCGTGAACAACCGCATCGTCGCCTCGCAGACCGGAAACTTCTTCAACTTCTGGTACGAAAGTCTGTCTCCGGTCAAGGCGACAGACCTTCTCGACGTTTCGCTCCCCGGCAATCTCGTCAACTTCGTCGATCGGTTCGCGGCCTTCCGCAAGGGTCTTCTCGTCTTCTGCAAGTCGCCCAAGCAGTTCCAGCTTTCGTCGCCCGACACGCTTGAGCCCGGCACCGTCTCGTTCACCGAGTCCACTTCGTACTCAAGCCTTTCGATTCCGCTTGCCACGATGGGGAATCGCGTGGTCTTCGCCACCTCGTCCAAAGACTCAGGCGTCATCTACCAGTACTACTACGACGACACGCAGGTCTCCAACACCGCCGAGAACGTCTCCGAACACGTCGTCGGACTCATCCCCCGCGACATCGAACGCATCGCCACCAGCAGCGTCGACGGCACCACCGTCGCCCTGTCCGCGTCGGAGCCGACAGTCCTGTTCATCCATCAGGAATACTGGGTCGGTCCGCAGCGGGTGCAGAGCGCGTGGACCAAGTTCAAGTTCGACCACGTCGCCCGTATCTGCGACATAGCGATCATCGACAGCACCGTCTACATCCTCGCGGAAACCACGACGGCCAACCAGTTTGTGTTCGAGAGTCTGGACCTCGCAACCTCACTCTGACATGGCAAACTTCACCCACATCCTCGACCGTCGGTACGAACTGACGCACTCGGGAACGACCACTGGACCGGACACGACGACGTGGACCCTTCCGATCGCCGACGCGAAGGTCGACACTCTGATCCTCGGCAACGACTTCGGGCAGAACTCAGGAACTGTCTACCCGGTTGTGCCCTCGGGCAACACCGTCACACTGTCGGGGATCTTCACCGCCGGTCCCGTGACCATCGGCGTCGCGTTCCCGGCAATGACGCGGCTCACGCGGCCGTTCACCGGAACTCGCGGCCAGAACCCCGACTTCACCTCGCACGCCCAGGTCCGGCACCTTGACGTGTCACACTACAAGAGCGGCCCCTACGAAGTGGTTCAGGCGTGGCCGGATAATCGCCCGTCTCGCACCCGGACGTTCAGCGACTCCAACTCAGCGGACACGGCATCGATCGGGCGGTTTCGAGCCCGACTCAACGGCAACGCCGACAAGTCGTACTACACCATTTCGGTCCCAAACCCAAAGCGCGTGTTCATCGCCAGCGTGTACTTTGAACTCGACGACAACAAGAGGCGGGACTAACCATGTTCGACCCGATCTCCCTGACCGCCGCCGCCGGACTCGCCGGTCTCGGCGCCGCCGCAGCATCCAGCCAGAACCGAGCCATCAGCGAGACGCAGCGGAACGCCTCGGCAAGCGCCGACGCTCAGGCCAAGGCACTCGCCGACGGCCGCGCGGTCGACCAGCTCCGCAAGCGGCAGCAGATCGACCAACTCCGCGGCAAGATCGCGGCGACCGCAGCCGAGAACGGCGTCGGGTTCGGCGGCAACACCGCCATGCTTGACGCGGCGGCAGCGGCAAGCGGCGCGATCGATGCGTCCACCATCGACACGAACTACCAGAACAACATCGACGCCGTCCGCCTCGGCTTGCAGAGCCAGATCAACCAGCTCCAGAGTCAGAAGCGATCGCCGGGCGCGTCGTTCCTCACGGGCGGGCTCCAAGGCTACACGACCGGGCTTGGCATCTCTCAGGCGATGCAGTCTTTGTCCAAGCCGATCCCCGAGACCAAGACGCCGGTCGTTGACAATCGTGGTGGCGATCAACTCCGCAGCCTCGTCAATCTCGGGGTCAACCAGCGAGGGAGGAGCTTCTGATGGCGAGCTTCGGATCGAACCAAATGGCGAGCACCACGGGCACCGTCCGCTCGCGGTACGACACGTCGGCCGCAAGTTTCTCCGCCGTCCCGACGGTCCCCGTCGACGTACCGCGGGCCCCGATCGTGCAGGCGACGTCCGAAGTCGCCCAGGGCATCGAGACGGTGAACGCAATCTTCGGGCTCGCGGGTCAGGCGTTGGGTGCGGCCGCTTCGGTGCAGGAAGGCCAGATCCGCGACGTCGAGCGGAACAACGCGATCACCGAGCGGGCCAACGCTGCGATCGCGTCGCGGCACGCCCGTCTTGACGCCGTCCGCTACTCCGAAGACATCGCCGAGGGCAAGGTGAAGGTTCCCGCGGGAACCCGTGCCGACGAGTTCGCCATGCAGCTTGTCAGCCGCGAGCTCGCCAACACCGGCGTCTCCGACAGGGACTACGTCGACGAGTATCGGGCGCTCATGGAACCGCACCTTGCCAAGACGCTAGCGACCAAGATCGCCGCCGACAAGGAAGTAGCGGCGAAGGAGACGATGGCGGTCCTCGCCGACGGCGTCTACAACGCCAAGTCGGTCGAGAACATCAACGCCACCGTCCAGTCCGCCGTCGCGCAGTTCGGCGTGTCCGACCGTGTGGCTCGCGCGTCAATCGTGGTACCGGCGCTCAAGCTCGCGGCCGAGAACGGCGAGACCGACCAGTTCGAGATCATCGCCTCGGCGATCCCGCAGGGCGAACTGACGGGCGAAGTGAAGTCGCTTCGTGACACCGCGAACACCAACTTCCTCCAGCAGCAGAACAAGCAGTCGTCCCTTCTCGCCGGGACGATCACCGAACTCATCGACAGCGGGGCACCGGCCGAGATCGCCGAAGACGCGATCCGGCAGGGCTCGGGCGTACTGTCGCCGGGCGTGAGCAAGATGCTCGAAGACCGCATCAAGACGCGCGACACCGCGGCACAGAACCAGGCCGCAGCCGACCTTGAGCGGCAGTTCTACGCCGCGGGCCTCAACGGGCAGATCGACGACCAGATCGGTGCGATCGCTAAGGTCGCCAAGACCGACCCCGAGAAGGCGACAAGGCTCCTCAATGAGTTCAATCGCGGGCAGGAGCAGTTCCGCAAGCAGGCGATCGAAGTCGATCTCCAGCAGCAGCAGGAGACGTTCCTGTCGTCGGTCGTCGCCAACAGCAACTCCGTCCCGCTCGGCACGATCGGCGACGTGGTCTTCAAGTCCGGCGACAAGGAAGTCAAGCTCACCGGCAACGACATCCGAACCGCGGCCAAGGCCAGAATCTTCGCCACGATCGACCAGACGATCACGGACCCCGCCCTCAACATCAGCGCCAAGATCAACGAAGCGGCCAAGCACGCCCTGCCGGTTCCCGAGTGGCAGGGACGTCTTCGCGCCCCGCTCATGTCGGCCGAGCAACTGGAACAGGCCAGCGAAGCCCCGGCCTACGTCTCCGAGGCGTTCGGGCTCTACCGCGCGATGCGGGCGCAGCAGCCCGCGTTCCTCGACAGCATCCTCAACGACCAAGAGAAGAAGTTCTACGGGGCGGCGGTCGGGGCACTCGCCAACACCAACGACCCGCTCCAAGCCCTTCGCACCGCCCAGCGTGCGATCAACCCGCCGGCGGGCACGATCGTCGACATGGAGCAGCGGATCCAGACCAAGGACATCGAACGCGCGGCCACGAAAGTCGGCGGCAACAACATCGGCGACGTGATGAGCTACGTCCGCGACCGGGCCATGCACTACCTGCCCGGCACCAGCGCCGACGACGCACTCGCCAAGGCCACGGCCGACGTGCAGGCGATGGGCACGATCATCAACGGCCGCTACACATGGACGTCCGTGCAGGGACTCGGAACCGAGACGCAGAAGGAAATCCCCGCTCTCGCCAAGCACCTGATCGACAAGTACGTCGCCACCCAGAAGCCCGAACGCCCCGACTCGCTGACGTTCGAGTACAACCAGAACCGCGGCCAGTGGGAGATCATCGACGTCCTCGCGGGCGCTCCGGCCCCCGGACCTGGTCCGGTGCGGCAGTTCGGCAACGACCAGCTCGAAAAGCTCCGCCTCGATCTCGGCGTGCAGGGCCTCATCGACGGCCCGGTGAAGCTCCGCAATCTGATGGAAAAAATAGCGAACATCCCCGAACCGAAGCGCTCCGGCAATCGCGTGTACTAACCCATGAGCACATTCACCACCTCGCGGGCCCAGACCGGATTCCTCGACGCGCCGGGCCGCCTACCGCCGCCGACAGAGCAGGGCGCCGGGTTCATCGACGCCTTCAACCGGGCGAAGCAGAACACGCCGACGTTCTTGGCGATCGAACTCGCCGCAGGCCGCGGATACGAACGCCAGCCCGGTTTCGAGTTGACCGACGCCAAGGTTCGCCCGCTTCTTGAGGAAGTCACGCAGGATCTCTGGCCCGCCTACGGCGACGCCGTCAGCGACGAACACCTCCGCGACATCCACGTCCAGAACCTCCTCCGTCTCCAGAACCGCACCGAGATCGCCAAGTCGGGGATCTCCGGCATCGCTGGCGCGATCCTCGCCGACTTCACCGACCCGGCCATGCTCGCCGCGGGCGTCCTCACCGGCGGCTACGGCTTTCTCGCCAAGGGCGCTCAGACCGCCCGAGCCGTCGCCCTTGCCCGCACCGGCCTGATCTCGGGTACGGCGTTCGGATCGATCGAGGCGTTCCGCCAGTCGCAGCAGCCGACCGGCGACCCGTTCGCCGTGATGGAAGCGGCCCTCGGCGGCGGACTCGGCGGCGTCGCGTCGGGCCTCACCGCCCAGAGCGGTCGTCTCGCACGGGCGCTCGCCCAAGGTTCGTCGCAGGCCGTCGCCACGCCAGCCGTCCGCTCGCTCGACCCCGACGCCGACGCCCACCAAGTCGCGGTCAGCACCGGCGTCGGGTTCCTCCTCGGCGCCTTCGGCGGCGCGATCTCGAAAGAGTCCGCCGCAGCGATGGACAAGTCGGTCCGCTGGATGATCCGCGACGCCGAGTACGGCGACGTCGCCGCGTCTGGTTTCACCCTCAGCGAAGACGGCAAGGCGTACTTCAAGACCCAGCTCGACCCGCGACTCAACGACCGCCGCGTCGCCGACTCGATCGAGATTGTGAACGAGCCGTTCGACGACGTGGCGATCAAGCGGTCGGCAGCGTCCAGTGGATCGCCCGAGTTCGCGTTCGCGGCCACGGAAGTTCCGGTCGACCGCAGCCTTGCGACATCGAGCCGGCGGCAGTTCAAGCAGGCACCGCCTCCGGGTTTCCGTGCGGTTTCTGGCGAAGAGCAGATCGCCGCGCGGCTCTCCAGCGACGGCTTCATCGAGGTCGGCGACAAGTTCTTCGGCCTCTCGCCAGAAGAGCGAACCGCAGCAATCAAGGACGCAGCCTCGGGTGGAGTCGAAAGCCCGTTCCTTCTCGAAGCGGCCAAGCGGTACGTTCAGGAGAAGGGGTACATCAGCCCGACCGATCTCGCCCAAGAGTTCGGAATCGTCGGCAAGGATGGCGTGCGTCGATCTCGGTTCACGCCGGAACAGGCCAAGACCTTCGCGGATCGACTCACCGCGATCGCCATGTTCGAGATGCGGCAGCAGGGCCGCGAGCCGATTCCGCAGACCGCCGTATCGATCGAAGAGGCGTCACAGAAGCTCGCAGACCTCGGGCTCCCCGCCGACACGATCGCACGGGCTCAAGAGGTCTCGCAGTCCAAGGGCGAAGTGTCGGCCAGCCGCATCGCCAACAAGCTCAAGATCGGGTACGCCGACGCGCAGGTCGTCGCGGACACGCTGAGGATGATCGGAACTCCGTACATCCTTCGCCCGAAGCAAGAACTCCTGTCGGGCTCCTCTCGCTCGCGGACCGCGACCGTCCCCGTCTCTCCGTCGGCGGCGAGCAATCCCCGACCGGCAGCACAAACGATCGAGTCCGTTTCGACCGGCATCACCCAAGCCGTCGGCGCGACCACCCCCGGCGGCGTGAAGTCTCCGTTCGGCAAGGTCTGGACCATCGCGCCCGAGGGCGACGACTGGCGGTTCTCGGCCAACGACGCCTCGGCCCGCGGGCAGTGGGCGTTTGTGCCCGAGCCGTTCCGGGCGATCAACCTTCGGCTGGGCGACAGCAAGTCGCCGATGGCCCGCATGGTCGCGAACGCCTGGGGCCGCGACTTCCTGCCCAAGTCCGACGGCGCGCTCGCCGAAGGTGCATCGACGTGGATCGACTTCACGTTCAAGAAGAAGGTCCGGGCCGTTAACGACTCGCTCGTGTCCGCCGAGGCCGAGCTTGCCAAGAACGGCGTCAATCTCACCAAGGACCAGTTCGACGACGCGGCGTTCCTCGACATCGCCGTCGGCAACGGGGCGGCTCCGCCGGCGGCGAGGCGGTACGTCGACACCGTGCGAACCAACTTCAAGGAGATGCTGGACTACCAGAAGCGGTCCGGCACGATCTCCGCCGTCGACGTGCCCGACGACCCCAACTACGTCCCCCACGTCCACATCGCCCCGCTCATCGAGGAGAATGTCGGCAAGCACGGGCTCGACCCGATGATCGACGCCTACGCCGGCGCGATCCGGTCGCAGATGGTCAAGATGGGCCGGACTTTCAAGCCCAGCGACGACACGCTCATCAAGTCGATGGCGAAGGCGATCATCAAGAGCGGCGGTCAGGTCAGCCGCGGCGATCATGCCCGGATCGTCTCGCTCGATGTCGCGGTCGTCGACGCCCTCCGCTCGGTCGGTGCCGACGACGCGATGATCGCTCGGGCCGTGGACATGCTGGAGCAGATGGCGCCGGCCGCCGACGACGTCAAGATCCTCAAGCGGATCCAGCAGGAAGCCGACCCGGTGGAGCGAGCCAAGCTCGAAAAGCAGCTCAAGAAGCGGGCGAGCGACACCAACGCCCCGACCAACCTCAAGCGTCGCATCCCGCTTGATGTCGCCTACGAGCACCCGATGCCCGACGGCAGCAAGCTCCGCATCCGCGACATGATGGAGAAGGACCTCTACGTCCTCTCCCGCAACTACACCCGCCGGGCCCTGGGCAGCGGCGTGCTCGCGACCACCCTCCGCGGCATCGAGCCCGAGACCAACCCGATCGAGCCGATGTCGTCGCTGGACGACCTAATCCGTCGCTATCGCACAGAGGCCGAATCGCTGGGAGTCAACCGCGACAAGATCGAGACCGAGGCCAAGCTCATCGAGACGATGGGCCGCAACATCCTCGGCCTGCCCCACTACGACGCCAGCAAGCCGTGGGTCGTGAACGCCGTCCGCCTCAGCCGCGTCTCCCGCAACACCGTGCAGTCGATGGCGCTGTCGTCGGCGTGGACCGGCCTGACCAACTTCACCGAGCCCATGTCGGCCATGTTCACCGCCCTCGGGCCGAAGATGCTCAAGGCCATGCCCAACTTGGCGGAGATCCGTCAGCGGGCCTTGGACGGCAAGATCGACGCCAAGATGATGCGGATGGCGGACTACTACGGCATGGCGATCAACGCCGGCCAGCGTCGCCTCAACACCATCGCCGAGTTCGGGGCCCCCACCAAGAGCACCACCGCCTACGGCCGCGGTCTCGAAAAGGCCGAACGCGCCACCGGCATCGCCGCCAACATCGGCCACAAGATCAGTCTCCAAGAGATCACGCAGGACATGGGCGAGTTCATGGCGTTCCACGGCATCCAGGACCGCTGGGGTCAGTGGGCACAGTCCGGCAAGGTTCCCGGCCGTCGGGCGTTGCTCCCGTCCGGCCTCGCCGATCAGCCCGACATGGTCCAGCGGATCATCGATCAGGGCAAGAAGTACCACACGACGTTCAAGAACTCCGTCGGCGCGACGATCGTGGACATGCAGGTCGAGAACTGGGACGACCTCGCCGCCCGAGCCGCCGTGATGAACTCGATTCGCCTTGAGGTCCGCCGCAAGTTCGTGGACACCGACCTCAACGGCATGCCGGCGTTCATGAGCGAAGAGTGGGCCAAGCCGCTCACCCAGTTCAACAGCTTCATGGTCGCCTCGACCCGCGCCAAGCTCGGCTGGGCGGTCGCCATGAAGGACCCCGAGGCGTTCCAGATCATGATGGCGAACACCGCCCTGGTCGGCACGCTCTACACCCTCCGCGTCTACGCCGACTCGCAGTTCCAGGACGACCCCGAGAAGTACCGCGAGGAGCGACTGGCACCGGGCAAGATCATGGCCGCGGCGGTCGGACGCTCCGCGTGGACGTCACTCTTCCCCCGCATCGCCGACACCACCCTCGCCCTCGGCGGTCAGGACGCCGTCTTCTCCGCCATGCGGACCAGCGGCATCGATCCGTCGGTCCAAGTTCCCGTCCTCGACTACGCCCGCCGACTCAGCAAAGTCCCCGGCGCGCTCATCAACCCCGCACTCCGAGACGACCATGACTTCTCCCAAGCGGACCTCCAAACGATCAAGCGAGCCCTCATCCCCAACGCCATCAACCAGTTCGGCGCCATCGACCGACTCGCCAACTACCTCGACCTCCCCGAACGCTCCAAGTAGCGACGACCGCCAGCAGCTTGAAGACTCGTTCGACAAGCTTCTCATCAAAGTGCTGGACAAGGGGCAGGAGAAGGCCGACGGCAACGGCAACGTCGTGACCGTCACACCCGACGCCAAGCTCCTCGAAGTCGTGATGGAACGCCTCAAGATGCTCGGCGTCGGAGATCCCGCCCGGAACGGCACCGTCGCCGGCGACCTCGCCAAGCGAGCGGAGCGGGTCAAAGAACGCCTCAGACTCGTCAACGGCAGCGACGGACCACCGCCGCTCGAAAACCGCGACGGCACCGCAATCGCGCCGTAGCAAGAACCAACATGGGAGACATCATGGCCGCGACCTGGGAGACGCAACCCGTCAACCAAGTCTGCACGATCGTCAACGTGCAGATGCCCGCAGGCGTGCGGAACTTCCGCGCCCTGCTTCTCGCCGACGTTCACATCGACAGCAAGTGTCACCTCGACAAGCAGCACAAGAAGATCCTCGACGCCGCCAAGGATGCCAACGCCCCCATCATCAAGCTCGGCGACACCTTCGATGCCATGCAGGGTCCGCACGACAAGCGGGCCGCGAAGGGCAGCACCCGCAGCGACCTCGACGGACAGGACTACTTCGATCGACTCGTCAACTCCGCCGCCGACGTGTACCAGCCATACGCCGAACAGCTCGCGTACATCGGCATGGGTAACCACGAAACGTCGGTCCTCAAGCACTCAGGCACGAACCTCACCACCCGCCTCTGCCAAGAGCTGAACCATCGCACCGGCAAGAAGATCGTGCCCGGCGGCTACCGCGGCTGGGTCCGCTGGCAGTTCAAGATGCGGCAGTCCGCCCAGCGGTCCAAAAACATGTACTGGTGCCACGGCGCCGGCGGCGGCGGCGAAATGACATTCGGCACGCTCAAGGTCAAGCGGCGAGCCGCGTACACACCCGACGCCGACATTCTCGTCTCCGGCCACATCCACGAAGACTGGAACCTCCGCATCGCCCGCTACCGGCTCGGCATCAGCGGCATCGAGACGCAGGACGAACAGCTCCATATCAGCGTGCCGTCGCTCAAGGACTCGTCCACCGGCAAAGCCCTCTCGTGGGAACACGAGAAGGAAATGCCCCCCAAGGTCTCCGGCGCCTACTGGCTGACGTTCACCGCCAGCCGCGGCACCCGCGACGAGACCAACATCATCGTCAACTGCCAGAGGATCATCGCCGACGAACTCTAAATCTGGGGGTGGGTCATGATTCCGTGGGCCATCGTCCGAGACGGCAACGAGTACGCCGCACCGCTTGAGTGGATCGACCCAGAGGAACAGCCCGAGATCCCCGAAACACCATGACCGCCAACATCGACTACGAAGCGTTGCTCTACGCCGACGCCCGCTTCTTCTTCCGCGAACTCTGGCTGGCGATCGGGAGCGAGACCGAAGACGGCAAGGGCCGCGCCCCGCTCTCCGAAGTCGAATACGACCTCATCGACTACCTCGACAGCGGGCCACGCCGCCGCGTCATCGCCGGCACCCGCGGCATCGGCAAGTCCTACCTCGCCGCCGGCAAGTGCGTCCGCTCCTGGTACCGCGACCCCAACCGCAAGATCATCTACGTCTCACGCTCACAGGAAGCCGCCAACAAGACCTCCACGCTCCTCCGGTCGTGGTTCAACACCGTCCCCTTCCTCCGCCACCTCGCACCCGCCGGCCTCGACAGCATCATCAAGTTCAACGTCAGCACCTCCACCGTCGATCGCCAGCCCTCTTTCTTCGTCATCGGCATCGGCGGCCAGCTCGAAAACAACCGCGCCCACACCATCATCGCCGACGACGTCGAGACCAAGAAGAACACCACCACCCTCTCCGCCCGCACCGAGCTCCGCCGCATGTGCGGCGAGTTCGTCAACATCCTCTTCCCCTCCATCCCCCACGAAGACGGCGGGCCCGTCGACCCCAACGAGATCGTCTACCTCATCACCCCCAAGCACGAAGAGACGATCATCAACGACCTGGAGGAAGAAGGGTTCGACATCCGGACCTACCCCCTCTGCGTCCCCGAGCCCGGCGAGATCAACTTCCCGCTCGCCCCCACCGTCCGCGACATGATCGCCAACGGCCGCTACCGCAAGTCCGACGGCTGTCTCATCCCCCGCCGCTTCACCGAAGAGGACGTCTCCGACCGCCGCGCCAAACGCTCCGAATGGCTCCGCGAGTGCCAGATCGTCCGCACCCTCGGCGAGTCCGACCGCTACCCGTTCAAACTCCGCAACTTCATCGTCTACGAGATCAACAACGACGTCGCCCCCATCCACCTCGCCTGGGGCACCCGCGACCACAACGGCTCCACCGCCCTCGACATCAAGTCCCTCGGCTTCGGCGACGACCGCTTCTACGCACCCTTCTCCGTCGACCAGAACGTCGCCCGCTACACCGGCACCAAGATGCGCGTCGACCAGGCCGGTCGCGGCGCCGACATGACCGCCTACGCCGTCGCCAGCCACCTCAACGGCTTCGTCTTCCTCAAACGCCTCGGCGGCCTCAAAGGCGGCGGCACCGACTACAACATGCAGAAGCTCGCCGAGATCGCCCGCGACACCAACACCCAAGTCATCACCGTCGAGACCAACTTCGGCGGCGACACCTACGCCAACATGCTCCAGACCGCCTGCAACCGCCTCAAAATCGAGATCGGTAACGCCGCCCGACCCGAAGGCTGGTCCTGCACCGTCGAGACCAAGCACACCACCGGCCAGAAAGAACTCCGCATCATCGAGCAGGTCGAACCCTTCCTCGGCAACCACCGCGTCGTCATCACCCCCCAGATCGCCGCCATGCCCGAGTTCCAGCGCCAAGTCACCCGCCTCACCCGCGACCCCGGCTGCCTCGACAACGACGACTACGTCGACGTCCTCGGTCAGATCCTCAGCGATTGGTCCGACACCACCCGCATCGATCCCAACCGCATCGCCGTCTCCGCCTCCGACGAGGCCCGCAAGATCTGGCTCGACCGCCGGAACCGCGGTCGTGACACCCGCCGCTACAACTGGTTCGGACGCCGCACCCGATGAAGAACAAACGCCCACGGACCACCCGTCGTCACCAAGGACCACGCTCCACCATCGAACTCATCGGTGGACCCCAAGACGGCCATCGCACCACCGTCCCCGACGTCGCCATCTCCGTCGTCGTCGAATACCCCGGCGCCGACGGCAAGACCCGCTCCGCCGTCTACGTTCGCGTTGACGGGCTCCGCTTCGCGCACGCACCGTAGGGGGGGGCCTCCGGCGACGCAAGTCGCAGGGGGGGTGTTTTTGGTGCGCGATTCGTGAGGGGGCCAGTTGACTGTCGGAACCGCGCGTCCCCCCAGGCGTGCCTGGGCGAGCCGAGGCCGGACCGACGTTCTCACAAAGCACAGACAAGCCTAGCATTCGCAAGGACTTACGTGCGAATCGCGGGTCCGGTCGTGGGTCCGCACGCGAAACCGTGCCGAAACCGTGCGGAAAGGGCGTCCAGGGAGGGGCCGGCGCGTCGGTCTCGTGAGTGTCCCGACGACCCGACTGTCGTTTTCTCCCCTGTCCCGATCGGCACGGACGACGGCGCCGGGACGAGCTGGGGGCGGTCCGGAACGACGACGGGGCGGAGCTGGTCGGCCCTGGACGAACGGACGTAGGCCGGCGCCGGAGCTCGACGGCGTCGAGATAGCGGGTAGAAGGGGCGTCCGAAACCGCTCCGAAACCGCGTCGAAGGATCGCCCAGGGAGACGAAACTACCTAACAGAACCCGCGTTCGGTGAACCCTAACTTTCGCGGAACAGCGCCCTAAAGTAGACGTCTGTAGAAGCGACGGTAGAGTCCGAAAAAAGGTTGACTTCAGGGGGAGCGAGTAGAGGAGCGAGTAGAGGAGAGACGGTTAGAACGGTTAGAACGGTTAGAACGTTCTAAAGGACCGACCCGAACCCGACCCGAACGGGTCTGGATGGTGGGTAGCCTGGTCGACGGGTCGACGGTTCGCACGTTCTAACGTTCTAAAGGGGAAAGTTTGGAAAGATTCTAGAATCTTTCTTGACGATGTGCCGATGCATGTCATGATCTATGTGTCGGGCCAGTAACCCGACCCCGCTAGAACGGGTCAAGGAGAATCGAACATGGCTACCGATTGGATCGTGACCTATATCACCCGCCACCCGATGCTCGGGGTTGAAAGCGTCCGAGACTTGGCGGTTCGTGCGAAGTCCGAGGCCGACGCGATTGCCTACGCCGAATACGTGGTTCTCTATCGCACCGAAGACATCCTGGTCGGCAAGCCCGCCGCGCGCCGGTTCGTCTAACACCCGTCGCGCTCGCCTAACCGCGTGCGCGACGATTCCCGCTAGAACGGGTACAGGAGTTGAACGATGATGGACAAGCGAACGAGTTTTGACACCTACATCCGCACCGCAAGCCG